ATCGAGGTTTAGAGAGAATCTATAAATGTCCTCACCAAATAGCTTAAAGTCGAGAGGTAGCTTGTCACAGTAATCTTTGACCCTTTGGACATATCGAACCTGGCGCTTATTAAAACCAAAGTCTTGATTGATATCAAAGTCACCTAAAGAGAGTTCATCTCGAGCACCACCAAGAGCATAACTAGCCCAACACTGATCAGGGAACAATGCTGTGAGGCAGACGATGAAAGGCAGTGATTCATCAATAGCAGCGATAACACCAAGAGACTCAGAGACATCTTGTAGAGCATCGTGGAGCTCTCTAAGCTTTAGCTTAAAAGTGAGATTCGCTCGAGCACGTATCAGAGACTTTCTGACCTTCTCAACATGATAACCTTGAACAACGCCCTGCGCTTCGTAACGGTCTCGACGTGTTAGCTGTGAGAGAGCATAGATGCCTTTAGGAGTAAGTACCTGCTGACACTCAGCGAGATATTGAAACTCAAAAGACCAGTCTTGAAGATTTGAATGTAGCTTTGTTGATGTGTTCATGATGCCTCATTAGTTTCTTTTGTTGTCTTTAAGCTCTTTAACCATTGAAAATAAAAATCATGATTATCCACTGCATAAGATCCCCAGATACCACCACCAAGGATCTGCTGTATTTGGTCTGGGTTTCTCGGAGACTGATTGTTTTTAATCATATCTTGATCAGTTGCTAAGTCTCGAATCTGAACCGGCAAAACCTGTTTTAAATAAGGCTTGATGATATGAGTCAGCACCTCTTGATAATTTACACGTCTTGACCATTTTGTTTTCCTTTTATCATTGACACGCTCATTGATAATGTCACAAGCAACGTGAGCACCTTTTCTAATTGTTGAGCATCCTTCATCGATATAAATGCAACCATGACCCATAGGGTAAACAATCCAATATTTATGATCAGTGTCTGGCCTAAAGTATGATTCGATATTTTCTATTTGATCTTCAGACAACTCATCAATAAAGACCACTTGGTCAAAGTCGGTTTGAGTTTTACGCTTAGCCTTGATTTTGCCATTACCATCAAGAATCGTCTTTGGTTTATCCGCGCTTCCCCTTGAAGTTTTCTTGCTCTTAGGTTTTGAAGTGGGCTTATTTTGTTTGGGCTTTGAGTCTTTCTTTGGAGGCTCAAACAATGGTCCTAATACGCCAGGCACTTCATTGCCATTGCTTGAACTTCTGTAAGATTCTAAAGCGCCAGGCCTTAATGCGTCCCTGCTTACACCTTGATACTTTACCCAGCTTTGCATCCACTCTTGATTCCTATCACTTTTGGCTGGTGCTTGAGCTTCAGCTGCAGCCTCAAGGAGCTCCTCAAGTTTAGTAGGCATATTCTCAATGTAATACTTTCTGATCTCGCCTAGTGATATTGGTGTTGGATCCGATTCAGCTGTGCCAGTGCCCCAAAATAAAGTAGTCCTTTCACTGTTTGGGTAAACACCTTTAGAGCCGAGACCATCAGCCATTGGTGGTCTGATGCAGATCCTTACTCTATCAGCGACACTTGAGTAATAAATGCCCCATTTTTCAGCGCGTTTACGACTTTCCGCAGATCCTTTGCTTAAGCGATATCCATACATCTCGTTCTGGTAGAGAATGAAATCAATAAAAGTCTTACACTTACATAGGTTGTTTCTCTCTGAGTATGGTTTGATATACTTCTTATCATAAAAGTCAGACTCTAAAATTATAGAAGTAGTTATTTCAAAGCCTTGATAAGACATTGTATCTATAATTCTTGCATTAAATATGCTCGAGAAGTCTGATAAGTTATCTGTCTTCTGTACTTTGCCAGTTGGCCTATTCATGCTGATGGGTATTGGAAGACTAAAAAGCCGACTTGATAAAAACTGCACAAGTTTAGCGCTTGATAGTTTTGAGAATGTATCTTCTGTTTTGCTATTACCCATCAAGATTATTGCAGTACCCGACTTCTTAATTCGTCTCTTTTTGTTAAAGAGCTTAGTGAAGTCAATGCCATCAATCGTAAATGATGAGTGGTGTTTAAAATCAATAACTGGTTCACCTGGACCACTGTAGCCAGATTTAATCATTTCATCAGAAATTAAATGCTTAGCTCCTGCTTTGCCTGAGCACCAATCTATAGAAAGCCATATCATACCACCATGTGGGCATTCTTCTGTTTTGCTGACAATAACCACCCCATATTGATTGTACCATAGAGCAGTGTCTTTAAGACCAATACCGTAGTTTTGATGAAGTCCACCGGTCTGCTTAGATGAGGAGTTTCTTGCATTAATGTATTGGTCTAAATCGCTTGGAGCTATTCCACAACCATTATCAAAAAATGCGAATTTATCATTAACTCTTGAAGTCTCTGAAAATGTAGCGTCAGCCTCAACCGAGTTGATATATAGTTCTCTGGCGAACTGCCAGGACCCTGCAAGCTGAGCAGCCCTTCTTAAACTATTAATGATATTGCTATCAGTCATCTCTTTGATTTCCATAATCTCTCTCTCTTATCCTCTTTCGAGGTTTACATTATTATTTAATAGGAGCTCCCCAACTTGGAGCCGGTTGATTAACGCCAAAGGCGCTAGGTGTTTGAAATTGACTCTGAGGCTTATGATGCACTTGCACCTCTTCACGGTCGTCTTTGTCTAAGATCCTGAATGTGTAGCAGCGGACCTCCCAGAACTTGACATCATTCTGACCTTTGAAGCTCTTAAGCTTTCCGTCGACATAGACCTTCTTTCCACGCTTGCAACGTTGTAGAGCGTTCTGCGCTTGAGCTCCCCACACTTTGACAGTGTGCCACTCTGTTGAGGTCTGCCACTGCCCTTGAGGGTCAGTATAGCGCTCATTAGTCGCGACAGTAAACTTGGTGTATTTGGAGCCGGCTTGAGTAATGACCTCTTCAGCATCAGCGCCAATGTTACCAATAAGTGTAATCTTATTGATCATGCATATCTCCCTTCATAATTCTCTCTAGTTCCTGTTGAGCTTTGATGTTTGAGATCGAGCCAAGTATCCCACTATTAATCTTAGTGAAGAAGTCGCCAAATATGATCTCATGACAAAGCTTTGAGACAGTCCACCCAAGCTCATCAGCAGTACGCTGCAGTCTTGCATACTCCTCATAAGTTAGTCTCAGTGATGCTGTCCTAGTTTTCATGATCTCGACCTTAAAAGATGACAATACCCCACCTAGAAAAAAGACCCTTAAACTAGGTGGGGCATATCACGAATCTCATTTGTTAAGCTTTAAAGCTCAGTCTATTAAGTTTTAAAAGAATGCTTAACGTCTACTATCTAATCTAGTGTTTAGAATCTTGTCAAGACTAATGTTTACATTGTTTACAATGAATCATAGACCCCAATGGGTGAGGTCTAAATTATCTTTACGTCTATCTCTGCCTTTCATCTCACAAGGATGAAACATGCCGAGAAAGCGAGACTTAAATGCATCGTTATTAAAGATGTTAAACATCTGTTTAGGATAGACATTCGTGGTCATGATGACAGCCAGAGTCCCTGCTTTCCATCGTCGATGAATCTGCTCAATAAGCTCTATTGACTGCTTAATCCACCAACCTTGCTTCATAGCTGATCCACCGATACCACACCACTCGTCAAGCAACAGGATCTCGACTCCATCTAACCAACGCTCAACAGGGTTGCTCTTATTCCTATCATTCCATGAGCCTTGAATGTCATTGATTATCTGATTGTGAGATGTATATCTCACTTTCCAATGCAGGTTACATGCCTCTCTAGCCACAGCGTAAAGTATAGAGGTCTTACCATTGCCAGGAGGACCATAGCAGAGCACCGCCGGTGGAGCTCCATCACCACGATTCAGATAGTCAAGCATATTAGAGATGACCTCAACCTGACGCGGGGAGTCTGGCTCATAAACATCGAGGTGCATACCAACAGCATCAAGAGGTAGCTCGAGCTTGTTAAGTCTGTTCATCCATCTTCGAGGAACTTCACAGCGTCTACATATCTTTGAGGTAGGTGCTTTGCTGTAATCACCGCGCGTGATGATCCACCCATCCTGACACTCTCCACAGTGTGGAACTTTACGACATACGAGAGAATAAGACTCATCATCAATCCAAGATGACTTTCCATCAATCCACATCTCAGTCTCTAAGTTACGAGCTGTGAGGTGTGAGAAGTCCTTATAGTCATATTCATCTTTTGGCTTATAAGCTTCATCACCTCTCTTCTTAGCTATGGCCTTCTTAAGTAGTTGAGCCTGAGCTGCTAGCGCTTGAGTGTCTAGCTTTTGAAATCCATTATCCATCACTTTAATCATCATTATCTCCACTGTCGTTTTCTTCGTCGCTTCGTTGGATTCGCTTTATATTCTTGAGCTTGCCAGATCCTCTCTTGTCTAGCTTGGTTGTAAGCTCTGATCTCATCATTGTTCATCAAGGGCTTTGGAGGTTCAACCTCTTCAGCTTTTGAAGTTTTAAAATATAACCTTATAGACTCATTAGTCTTCTCATCCTCAGCGCTCTGCTCAAGCTCAGGCTCAATCTTACTTTCTTCATTACTTCTTAATTTACTATAACCTACTTTATTGTCCCTCAAGTTGAGGGAGTCACCACCTCTATCTGAGGGACCCATCACATCAACCTGAGGGTACGTCACCTCAACCTGAGGGACTACCTCAACCTGAGGGACTACCTCAACCTGAGGGACTACCTCAACCTGAGGGACTACCTCAACCTGAGGGACTACCTCACAAAGCTCAGCAAGCTTAGATGTGTTTAAGAGAATTGTTCTCACTCTGTCAGCTCTACCTGTGTCTAGTCTCTCGATGAGCTCCATCTTAACAAGATGAGATATGCTTCTCTCTATAGTAGCTCTGCTTAAAGATAGGTCATGTCCCTCGTTAAACATCTTATATAGATAAGAGACAGACATGGGCTTAGACCATGAATCCCAGTTTAGGCCGGTCCCACTGTTACCAACTAGCGCCATCAATAGCATCTTAGCAGGGTTGTATTTTATCGGTGCCCTTAGAGCTATCTTAAAAGCTTCATGCTGTTTCATCATTACCCCTTGATAATAAGTTTGTCATTTATTCAACAAACTAGTTGACTAGACATTTATCATCATGATAAGACTGTTGTCAAGCATAGCGCTTGATCTTTTAAACATGTCTAAGAAGACTGGAGAGACAATGAGTCACCGAATTGAGACTTTTTTATATCAGGGAGAAGAGCAAAGACAGCTTGTCATTAACCCTGAAGATTATATTGACCTAAGCTTTGAGGACAAAAAAGCGCTCATGATGGATCTTATTGAAGAGCATCAGCTGTATTGGGATGAGGAGGAAGGGGGAGACGCTACTTTAGAAGACCTGCTCAGTGACTGGGGCTGGCTTGAGGCTAACTTTGTAGTTAAAAGTTCAAAGATTTAAGAGTAATGATGAATCAAAATAAACGTAACTTACTAAGAGGCATCACACTAACTAAGCTGGCTGATGAGTCTGGAACTAGCTTGGCTTACCTATCTAAAATAGTGAGTGGAAAGCTCAAAGCCAGCAAAGACAAAGCGCTAAACCTTTCACGCTGCGCTAATAAGCTTAGTCCCTATAAGATCTTTGATCCTAACGACTTCAATAACACTCTAAGCCTAGCGCTCAAAAACGTATGTGATGATGTCATGTTTAGAGTTCATTGTGTTGTCACTAAGAAGACTGTCTATCAATCAGCTAAGGAGCTCCAAGAGACCTGCAATGATGACCTTGACCTTTTGGTCTGCCTTAACAACCTAGTGAGCGGTGAACATTCACAAACATGGGGATCACTGCTCATCGAACTAAAGCCAGATGATGAACCAGGCTGGTAACAACTAAACTAATGGATCCATTAGAAGAGAGAGAGATTATGAACACTACAACAGAACTATTTATCAGACCTGTAAAGATTGAACACAACATGCACCCAGACAAACAACTCAAGTCAGACATGACAATGATAGGCCTCTTAATCTTGTCCATCTTCATCATGGGTCTTATCTGCTCAGTGGGTAACACTCATGACTCTAATAGAGACTGCGCTTTAAGAGTGACTAAAGGTTTATCACCCTTCCAAGGTCGTCTGCTGATTCGTAAAGAGGCGACCTATGCCACAGCTTCAAAGTGGTGCGCTCGACACACAGACAACAGCTATGAGCAGATCAATCAGGCTAAACAGTGGCCTATGTTCCCATCACATCACTAAGAGATAATGTAAAAGAAAGAGAGAGATTATGAGTATGTATGTACCTAAAAGCGAAGAGCACAAGCACCACCTAATCATGGAGGTTGCTCGAGCACACAACGAAGATCCTAACGCTATAAACCTCAAGTATATAATGTTTGGTCAGCTTTTTAATGGAGATGTCGCCCGCACAGCAGCAATGTCTTATGTTAGAAAGAAAAGTAATAAAGCCTGTTTATCTGCAGAAGGCCTTAAGAGCTTAATCTTTATGTCGGGCAAGTTGGCTTATGTTCGCTATATTGAGCAAAGCGCAGAACGCTGTATCATGGAAGTCAAGCGCACTGACTTTCCTGATGACATCCCACCACAGCGATTTGAGTATACTTGGGAGGATGCTGAAAGAGCTGGTAACACTCATCAACTTAACTATAAGAAGATGCCAGCTGCTATGCTCACCGCTCGATGCTGGAGCAAGATTGCCAGAGACTATTTCCCAGACGTTGTTGGAGGATTCTACTCTGTTGAAGAGATGATGGACAGTGAGAACATGAACGACCATGAGCGCGCTATGATCTCAGCTCAGTCAATGGGTGAAGAGATCAATCTCTCTACTCGACCACAGCCACAGCGCATCACTTCAAAACCTCCACAAGCTCAACCGGCTCCACAGCCTCAACCGGCTCCACAGCAGACAGCAGTTGAAATCACGAATGATAACAGCATACCTGCAAAGCCAAAGAGCAAGCCTATTGAACAGATCCATACCCATCGAGCTACACCAAGTTCACTTGACTCATTCAAGAGTGTGCCTCAGCTGATGGAGTGGTGTGAGTGGAACTTCATACCACTTGATGAAGCTAACCAGGTAGCTCTGGCTCACAATGCACATTTTGACAAGATGACAGAGTTTCAGCGCTCAGAGTTTTTCTACTCTTGGATTCTTCAAGGGACACTGAGAAAAGCTAACTTAAAAGCTGACTGGTGGCGTAACACATCAGAAGCAAAGCCGGTCTTCAATGCTTTACGTCAAGAGTTCCCTGCTATCAGTGATCTATCAGATAGACTTATCGGTAAAAGCCTAGGACGCGCTGACTTTTGGGAGGCTGCAAAGGTCTCTGCTCACTTTACAGACGGGAAACTTCAGGAGGCAAAGAGGGTATTGAGCAAAGTCCTTAATGAGCCTGATATGAATGCAGCGTCTTATCTCTGCTCGATGTGAGTAAGCACAGCTTCCACTCTAGCTAAGCTCGCTTTGATGTCACTTAGATCACGCTCAATATCATTGAAGCGCTCATCCCATCGACCGCCCCTAGCTTCAAGTGAATGAACCTGCTGTTTTAGACGCCCCATCTCCTCTGCCTGTCTAGCTGAGTCCTGAGCCCCTTTAATCACTAGGCCTACTATAGCGACAATAACGCCAATGTCTACACTTGAAAAGTCCATGATAGTCACTTCCTGATGATGATGATGGTAGTAGTGAGAATAGCGCTGAGGCCTACAAGAGACGCGCTCACCCACTTCCATTTAAAGCGCTTCTCCTCAGTCTCTGCAAGTGTGAGCTCTAAAGCATTCAGCTTGACTTTATATGAGTCAATGATCTGCTGATCTTCTAACGTCCTCTGACTAACGATATCAGCTAAAGACTTAGCTTGATCTTTGCACGCGCTAGCAGTGGAAGTCACAGCCAGATGACAAAGACCTGGTTGATTCTGTACAGCATCTTTGACTTTTAGAAAGTCTCTAAGAGTCAGCGTCATGCAGAATCCTGTGATACTTTTACATCTCGAGCGCTCCCCTACAACAGGCTTAACATGCTCACCCATGTAAATCGTGTTAGCAGGGATCTGCTCAGGTAGCATAGGCGACAGCCAGATGATTAGGCTCAATAAACTAATCTGCACACATCACCTCTTGTAGATCTTGTAGTACAGCATCAACACGCTCCTGAGCTATGGCCTCACAGTTTAGAGCGCATTTACCCGCCTTAATAGATTCACACTCTACGAGCTTGAGCTGAGCGTCAATCATTTGAGTATGCACCTGATCTACCTTGACCACACATTCAGCGAGTTCCTCCTTGTGGCTCTGCTCAGACTGTGCAGCTCCTAGGTGAATACCCCATACATAAGCACCTAGCCACGCGCCGAATATGACAGAGACAGCGCCCACATATTTAAGTGTGTCTTTTGGTATGTTGACATTGATCATGCAAACCTCCAAATCATCAATCGTGACTGTCCACAATAATCATCATATTGAGTATCACTGACTTCAATAAGTACACCATTAATTGTCTTATACTGTAGGCCTATAATAGCCGATCCGTCACTCTCAATATAAGCTTTAGCGTGCTCACTTTTGTGTGGGTCGCCAATGGCTACGGCGCCTACTTCACGACCTACATAGCCTAGATCAGTTCTTGAGCTACCATCCCAACTATACCAAATATACTCAGCGCCCCAAGTACCAGCTGCACCACGTTTTATCATGAGGCGAGCATCTAAATAATATTTGCCGGCTGGCAATGTCACTCTATTGTTAGTTGCATCAATCGTTAGTGTATTTGAGAATTGATCAACGACAGAGTCGTAACCTGTTGTGATTTGATAATCAATATATGTAGTCGTTGTCGTAGATTGATCATGAGTATTATTCAGTATTGCAACGCTTAATTTACCAGTCCGGATTGTAGGTCTATATGTCACACTAACCTCCAGATTCTACAGTGTGAATAATTTGTAAAATCAATATTGCCTGAGCCAATGGTGTTTACCTGATACGGTTTAATATTATCTGTAAAATCAAAAGCATACTCAGAGCTTTGAAAATAATTAGCAATCTCACCAGGTATTCTACCTCTATATCTTAGATCTGTCTCAGTAGACACGACATGATATGCTGACGACCTACTAGTTGACCCATCGTTAGACCTTGAGTAAGTCATGAGCACAATGGACCCTGCAAAGAGCTCAGTTTTCTCACCACTCTCAGTTGTTTCCATGTCGTTAGGTACATCAAAAGGCACAGTGTTAACTGTCGCTGATGAAACAGCTGTAGCTTGAATAAAACCAAGTGCTTTTTTGGGGGATGCAGGATTATAGCTCATGATTCTCTCCAGATTACAACACATCCACCGTCATCGGTCGGTGTGCCTGATGAGGTCATTGCGGTGACAATTAGACGCACGTCAACAGCAGAGTCCGAATCAACAACAGCAAGCGCCAGATCTTTCTCTCCGATCGTGTCACCGATAACTTGAAGCTGTCCCTCTAGTCCGATAGTTTCAAAGGTTCCACTGTTGTCTTGTTGCCAGCTCCACTTAACAACGTCAGATGTAGATGCAGCATCAATGTGGGGGGATGCTTCAAGCATATATCGACCAGCAGGCAACGTTATGACACCAGATGACTCAGACAGAGTGATTGAACCCTCTGCATTAGACAATTGATAGACAGCATCAACGGCATACGTTGAAAGACTGAGGCCAGCGAGGTATAAATCAAAGCTGACTTTTTCTACTAATTTATGATTAAAAGTCATTAGATAATAAACCAGTTTGAGCCATCAGTGATCACTGTTACAGCCTCAAATTGGGCGTCAATACTGATGCCGGTCGCGGGCAGTACGCCATCAATCGTCTCACTACTAGGCCCTTTGAGCGTGAGGCTATATGATGAAGCAAGATTCTTAATCTGATATTTGTACCCCGCTCCACATGTAGCAGCAGCTTCGAGCACAATATCAATATTAGATGTAGGTGTGATCAAAAAGACTTCTTCAATACCAGATGATGTCGTGATCGTGTAATTTGCTCCTTGACTGCCCAACGTTGTGATCGTGGGCTTACTTCCACCACCGCCGGCCACAGCTGTATCAACATAAGCAGTAGTAGCGAGTTTAGTTGAGTTATCAGACTGACTTTGAGTTACAGCAGTAGCATTGCCTGTGAATGCAGGTGCTGCAATAGGGGCCACGTCTGTCCCAATGACTAGCCCTAACGTTGTTCGTTGAGCTGAAGCATCTGCATCATCGAGTAAAGCTCGACCGGCTGATGTTAAGCCCGTCACAGCATAGCTGTCTGATCCATCTGTATACAGCATCTTATCTGCTGCCGTCGTTAGACTTGCGATAGATGTAAGACCTAGATCATAAGCTTGAACATTAGTACCAATGACTAACCCTAAATTAGTTCGAGCTGTGCCGGCGTTGTCTAGGTCGCTGAGGTTATTGAGTATAGCTAGCTTTGTTGTATCTGTTGTGCTTACAGTCTCCCATGTCAGTGTTCCTATAGTTGAGCCACCACCACCACCACCATTCGTAGTGAGTACTTTACCTGATGTGCCAAGATCATCAGGGAATACAAGAGTATAGTCAGCATTAGCGCTGTGTGGTGGACTTTTGAGTTTAATCCCATGAGAGTTCTGCTCACAGTTTAGCTTTATTTGCCCTGATCCACTCGTAGCATTTCCTGAGATCGTAACTAGACCTGATCCATCTGGAGTGAGCGTGATAGCTCTATTTGAGCTAGAGACAATCGAGCGCGATAATACATCCAGATTGCCCCCCAGCTCAGGTGATGTGTCTTGCACTACTGAAGACAGACCACCACCGGCGACCACTGCAGCCTCTACATAAGCAGTAGTTGCAATTTTGGTTGAGTCATCACCGGCGCTCTGAGTAGGGGCAGTGGGTGAGCCAGTGAATGCAGGTGATGCAATAGCAGATACATCAGTGCCAATGACTAGACCTAATGTTGCTCTCTGAGCTGTCGCATTAGCATCATCGAGTAGAGCTCGACCGGCTGACGTTAAGTCTGTTACAGCGTAAGTGTCTGAACCTGATGTATAGATCATCTTATCAGCTGCTGTAGTTAACCCGCTGATTGACGTGAGACCTGCATCAATAGGCTGAAAATCTGTGCTCTCTGAGAGAGCTGCAGAGCCTAGGCCTAGTGTAGATCTCTGAGCTGTTGCATTAGCGTCATCGAGTAGAGCTCGACCGGCTGATGTCAAGTCAGTCACTGCATACGTATCTGATCCTGATGTATAGATCATCTTATCAGCTGCTGTTGTAAGACCTGCTATAGATGTAAGACCTGCATCTTTAGGCTGATACGTATTGTCATCGTTAAACGTGCCTACACTAATTGTGCTCTTAGCTACATTAATAAACTGACCTGAGCCATTATGCTGAAGCAGGTTGCCAGACGCTGCACTAGTGATCGTTACATCACTAAGACCATTAAGATCAGTAGCACCGCCACTAGCTGTTACTGCAGCATCTACATATGCAGTCGTTGCGATCTTGGTTGAGTCATCACCGGCGCTCTGCGTTGGTGCAGTGGGTGAGCCAGTAAATGCAGGTGATGCAATGGCTGAGACATCAGTGCCAATGACTAGGCCTAGCGTTGTTCTCTGAGCTGAAGCATTAGCATCATCGAGTAGAGCTCGACCGGCTGACGTCAAGTCAGTCACAGCATACGTGTCTGAACCTGATGTATAAATCATCTTATCAGCTGCTGTCGTTAACCCACTAATTGACGTTAAGCCTGCATCAATAGGCTGAAAGTCTGTGCTTGCTGAGGTCGACGCTGTGCCGAGAGTACCAAATTTATTATCAATACCTTCAAGATGCTTCTCTATTTTGTCACTACCGGCGTTAGTGCTGTAGTTGCTCGGAGTATAATCGCCGTCAACGTTAGTACCGTTTAGGACTACAGGACCAGTTAATGCATTAACGCTGGTGACTAGGTCAGTATTGTCGATCTTATCAATCTTACCGTTAGATACTGATCCACCCATATCATCATTAACTACAAGGTGGTCACCGGTAATCCATGCTTTACCATAAAGCGTTCCGTCCCCTTGAATGATATAGAAGTCACCTTGAACCGCGTTGCTTAGGTCAGCAGGTGAGCTTAAATAGTATTTGCCTTTGTACGTTAAACCACCAGTGACGCTTATATTAGTAAATGAGAGTGAACCACTACCATCTGTCTGCAATACTTGATTCACTGAACCATCAGCTGATGGCATGGCATAGTTACCTGCGATATTTAAACCACCAACTTGAATACTATTACCCGTCGTCGCTCCTCTACCTGTGACATCATTAAGTGTGTCTGAGCTAGCACCACCGCCGGCACTGTCCCAAGGTTTAGCTGAAATACTCATGATTTACTCCTCAAGGATTGTTGAAGCCTGCATAGATGACAAAGCTGTCAGATCCTGCTGCCTTCTTGTAAGCAATAGACGTTACATTTACGCCACCGATGAGCGCTTGAACGTCGACAGAGTATGAGCCAAGCACAGGTATGACTCCATCAGTATTGGCCACACCATCACCAGCGCCGGCAGCTGCTCGAGCTTTGAAGAACGAGACAGTCGTAGTAGAGCCTGAGACAATCTCGACGAAAGCGAACTTAAGGCCAGCGCTGAGCTGTGTACCAGTCTGAGCATCATAGAAATCAGTAGATGAAAGTGAGTGCCAATCTGTGTCATTTACAGCTGAGGCATTGTAGGCAGAGGCGTATCCACCGGCGTGGATGGGATATTGGACACCGAGTCTCATGGCTTCTCCAGTGAGTCTATTGGTTGAGGTTGAGGTTGAGGTTGAGGTTGAGGTTGAGGTTGAGGTTGAGGTTGAGGTTGAGGTTGAGGTTGATCCTCTTTGCCCTTACGCTTTGATAGTACATTACTACCAGCGTAAACGAGAAACAGAGTATCAATAAGGCCTAGGACCTCTGTGTGAGCTTTATCGAGTAGCGCGAGCAATAGACAGCATGAAAGCGTAGCGTAGAACGCCATAGCTTTACGCCCACCGGCTTTCTCTGTGGCAGTCTTTTCTGCTGACTTATCACTCATCGAAATCACCGCCGAGGAGTCTATAGACATGGGCTACTTCATCGATGTTACGCTCTCTCCTGATGACACCCTCACCATAAGAGCCATCACCTAACGTCCCATGTGCGTTACCCTCGACCGTCTTAAATGTGCCATCACAATCAGGAGCGTCAACACAGATGGTGATGTGGTCACCCTGCTTACTGCGCTTTGATGTATACACTACTACAATATCACCAGGAGCCATCCTGTCAGATTCAATGCGTCGGCTCGTATTATACCAAGTCGTGTATAATCGATAACATGAGGGAAAGATCTTCTTTCTGATGTTGATCTTCACAGCAGTCCAACAGAAGGCAGCGAAAGCGCCACACCATGCAAACTGCCCATTGGTCGTGTACTGTTTCTCCCATCCCCAACCTATACCCTGAGAAGTTCGAATGTATGTGTTGATTCTCACATCAGGGTCAACGACATTACGCTCCCACTCGGATAGACCTCTGGCTATAGCTTCAGCGCTTCGAGGGTCGATATGTGGTGTAGGGTGATGGAGCATCCTTGGTGGCAGTGCCTCAAGATCAATAGAAGCCTGATTAAGCGCTCGATCCATACGCCTGACATCATGCTTAAGGCCTTCAATCTGTTCTTCTAGTTCTGCTTTGGTAGGCATATCAGCTATACTCCTGAGCATCCACCGTTGTATTTATGACATCTGATGAGCTTGCTAAATATGCGTCAGCCTGGTGGGTGGCTGATGCATTGGCATAAGTGGTGCTCTCTAGTGTCCCATTGGCGCTAGCAATAGAGTGAGCGCCGGTGAATGTTATCACGTTACCCGCTATTGACTGAATAGTGAGATTCGTGATGGCGCTGTCATGGTCGCCTCTTGGCAGATAATCAACCACATCACCAGCCTTGAAGAAGCTCACGTCATCCACAGCTAATGAGCTGAAGTCATCCTCTGCTACTGTGACAGTGTCTGCTGTAAATGCAGTGACTCTGGCTGTTACATTCCAAGCCACAGGACTTAGACCTGTTACTAAGATCTCGAGTTCACACCCTTCACTCATCAACTCTTGACGTATTGACCTGACCATCCCGACGCCATCAGTCACGCCATAGGCGTCACCATACCCTTTTAGATGTGGTGAGCTTACGCTGACATAAGATCCAACATCGAGATAAATGCTCTGACCTGTGGCTATAGATCCACGCCATACCCTAAGAGGGTTGCTGAGCAAGTTGAAGATCCTCGATGATATAGGCAAAAACTCAGCGTAACGGTCACCAGCTCCACGTCCAAACTCATCAGAGGATAAGCCGGGGAGTGTTAGTGTGATCTTTGAACGCTCACCACCATAGCGAGTGATGGCCTCCTGATTGCTGAAAAGTACGTTGCTCATGTACTTCTCTTCAATAGCGTCATAGTCATACTGATACTCAATCTGAGTGACTATGTCCTCATACACTCCCCAATATGGGGGTTCATCTGCTAACCAGTCGCCGGCTGATATAGACAGATCAGTGTTAGCACTTCGATCATTACCGATAGATACGAGAGTAATCTTACTTACACCGGTGCTAGGATCTCGCCTCATAACTATAGCAGCGCTGAGTAATTTGAGTATGGACTCGACAAGCTCTCTAAGGTCACCCTCATCACCAGATATAAATGAGTCAACAGTGATGAGGCTAGTGCTATCAACAGCTAAGAAGCTTTGCTCATCGATGTGGCTATCATCAATGTTTAAGCCTAGGGTGAACACGTCATAAGTACCATTGAGCCCTTCACCGCCTCCACTCTCGAGCAGCTTAAGCAGTGCTACACCAGGTCTATCTGAGTTTATCCTTGACGCTCTAAATATAATAACGCGCTCATGATTAGGCCAGTTTCCAAAAGAGACATTTTCAGCAAGGCTTTGAGATGGGTCTAGGTGAATGAAGACACCAACATCTACACCGCTAAATGTAGCCGTAGTCTCATGAGTAGCTACAAAGACTTGATCTCTTTGCTCATTAGACTTTCGATCTGTGAATCTCACCACGATGTCAAATGAGCTTGAGCCTGCTGTGCTCGGTAGACCTATAGAGTTCTCAACTAGGAATCGATCTTCATAGAGCTGATAATAAGCAGAGGCTACACCCTGCAAAGGAAACTGAGCTGAGAAGGTTGGAGGCTGTACTTGTAGCCTTCTGAAGACTCCGTCAAAAGTGTTCCTTATATCTTGTACAAAGTCTTCATCTCTTGACGATAGATCAATTGGATACCAACACCTAGACCTATCATCGAGCGCCATGAGAGCACTATTAGCAGTTCGCCAATATCGAGCGTTCTGCCAATTTCCTAAACCACGCCTCTGCATATCTAAGATAAATTTTAGTTTACTCGACCATAGAAAAATCTCTGTCTCGACATTGGATCTAGTGGTCTTTCTTACTATTGCTTGAGCTTGTCCATTTAATGCCCAACTAGCTAGACCACCAGAGAGGCCAGCAGATGAGCTAGGGCCATCACTGTTTAAAGTGTCATTGATTACATCAGGCCACTTCTTTAACTCATCAGACCCTAGTTGATGCTGTTTTAACTCTGCTAATCTCTCAACAGTCAAATTAGTAATATCTTCAAGCTCTGCCTGTGTAAAGCTCTCAGAGAGTGATGCTAGTGTACAAGTATAAATGGTCTGACCATCCCCATTAACACCTGCTGCTATTGCAGTGGGGAAAGCATACTTATCTTCAATTGACATTCTAGGCTTGAGGCGTGGATAACGTGGATGAGGCTGTCCATTGAAGTCAGTGTCTGCTGAGCCTTTTGGTAGACTGAGATCAAAGTCAGCCTCAAGCGCAATATTTGAATTTTTGATCAGGCTGATTGTACCTGCTGTTATTGTGCTTGTAGAGTCGACTTCATATCCCCATAGGGAGCTTTGTCTGATCCCATACTCGAGCATGTTGGAATCAGTACCATAATAATGATAGCCATCTAATAGTGAGCTTTGCCCAACGCCCTTATCACCTAGCTGAGAATCAACCAACGCCGTTAGAGGTATGAGGCTGATAGAGATTGCGTCTTGCCTCTCGATCACAGGTGAGCTCTCGATGAATCCATTCACCACTTCTACCCATGAGGATAGTGATCCACTTGGATGCTGATGAGCTGCATAGAGCTTAGCGCGTCTGCCTCTGAATGTAGTGATCTCAGTGGTGATCTCAGGGACGCTTGAACCTTCTAACGTTATGCTGTGAGTCTGCCTGGGTGTGTTGCCTACTGCGCGACCTGCTAAGACATTGAGCTGTGTTGTGGTCGCGCTTATCGCTCTAACAGTCTCTGATCCAACATGTAACAGTCGAGGATAAGAGAGTGAGGTGAGATCTCTATCAACTTGGATCACTGAGGCTGATCTAGTTAGTGATGCAGTGAGTTGAGCTTTAGTAGAGGCTGACCTCTGACCACAACGACCAAAGACTATACCTGCATCACCTAGACCACCTCTCTGTCTATCTACTGATAGAGTGACAGTAGTGCTCGAGTATTGACCTACACCACCAGCGACATCAAGAGATGAACTATAGCCACCTACCTCTATGATGCTCTCAACATCTGTATAATTTATACCACTGATGATCTGAGTATTTAAGCCGGCTGTACCACCTCCAGAGTGATAGCGATACTGAAGACCACCCACCTCTAAAGCAAAGACGCGACGCCCATGATCACTATTAACACTCATGGTGTCACCTCAACCTCAAATACGTCATAGATGTGAAATCCAGATATGGCCACATCATTAACGGTCACACTTATATTCAGTAGCTGACCTCTATTAGCAGATGGTACATATAGAGGCCTAATCAATACGGTGGGTGATACGTTAGTGGGTGCATCAATAAGCTGAGTACCACTAAAGATGAACTCATCAGGAGCGTAGCTGTAACCTTGGGTTGATAGATCTGTAAACTTAATCCCTTGATCAATGATACTGCCTGTAAATGAGTTGCCTGCTGTGCTTCTTAATTGACACTGTATATCAGGATTCGATGACCCTGTTTTACCTGCATAGCTAATTAAGATGGCTAGTCTCTCTGAGAGAGCTGTGCTCTGATATAAGAAGTTATAGTCATATCCCTTATAGGCGCTACGTATGACCCCATAATTATGAAGTCTTGACCCTGTACCAAAGACACCAGACCACCCACCATAAGTGCTATGACTGACTTGGTAGTGAGCTTCACCGAGAAACTTACAATGGCTAAGTTGAGCTAGACCATTAGCTAACTGTGTAGCAGTCCCACCCATGACCACTTCACCATTATAGCAACCATCAACACTAGGTAGCTTAATAAAACCGGTGGGTATTAGCATGTCACACTCCTATGATTGTTAAACCGGCGACGTATGGCAGATAGGTTCCACTCCCACCATCCATGTCTACACCAAAGATAAACAGCTGAGTTAGATTGTGAGCGCTCTCATCAGGTCCTACTCTGTATACACTAAGACCAAAGTCATCAGACCTTGGCAGTTCATCAAGTCTAAAGTTGAGTGTGTGAGTTGTCCATCCTGTGGAGTTCATCGTGATGCGCTCTCCTAACAGGTCAATAGAGATGGGTGTGTAACTACCTCCATTTTGAATGACGTGAACATAGGCTGTGAGGTCTAAAGTTGAATCATCTCTCATACCGGGGAAGATGGCAGACTCACTAAACATCGAGTTAAGATCACCTGTGGCAATAGCTCGAGGAGCTGCACCGGCTGAGCTTATACCTGATCCTGAGCTAACACCCTCTACACCTGACCAGTTAAACAAAACTCTAGGCCTTCTCCTCAGAGTATTGATGTTATTGATGAGCTCTACGCCGGTCCTCGATGATAGAGGCAGATCAGCGCCTAATCTAGTTTGACCCTGTGGGATATACTCACTCAGCTGATGGAAGTGTTGACCCGTTGCAAGTGGTGATGTAAGCGGTGACCAGTTAGCCATCACTCCAAGCACCTCAACCTCACCACCGGTGGGCGCTTTGACTTCCATCTTAAGAAGACCTGCAAATTCATTCTGAAAGGCTGTGATATTGATAGCGCCAGAGACAAAAGCGCTCGAGTATCGAGATGTGTCTGTGATGGTTAATGTGGTGGTGTATGTGTTTGATCCCAGAGTCAGACTAAACTTAGCCTGAGCACCGGCTGTGGCACAGAAGGCGCTGAGGATAATATTAAGAGTCTGATGAGATGAACTTATCTGTGGGATGTACCATTGACACATCTCTACAAAACTAGTGCCATCTTGTCTGAAGGTCGAGTCATCCCATGTCTGACTTAATACGTTACTAGTCCCACCGGTGGCGAAGGCGTAGTTTGATGAGTCTGCTAGTCTAGCTATCTCAGTGGTCCTGATGGTCTGACCTGCGACTACTCGAGATGCATCAGTCAGCAACGGTGGTGATGTAAATGAGTTGCTCATAGGTGTTCAATCTCCATCGATACTGGTACACGTCTTTTGAGTCTGCCAGGGTATGCAAGATTAAAGTCTGCTGTTACTAGTGAACCTCTTATTCTTCCATACTCTCCATTATCCTCAGAGGTGTAGAGGCTGTCATAAGCAGACTGAGTACCAACTATTTGATCAGTCCTGAGAGATCTCCTCGAGTCACCCCATCCTTGATAGAAGTTGACGCGCTCACCAGATGAGCAGTGTGTAAGCCATCGATGGATGAAGTGTTGATAGTCGTCTACTAGGTCTAGCAAAGCATCAAGATCAAAGCTCAGCACACTAGTCACGTATGTACCAATATAGTTACTCGAGTAACCTCCGCTGATCTTACGCCTACTTTCACTTAGATTCTGAACTCGTAGATGATGACCTTGGTATGGTCGAGATGGGATAAGCACACCTGAGGCTTTATGAGTCGAGGTCAAGAGACTGAAGGTTGTGTCATAAGTGGTGGGTGTCTCATTACCTGTGAACCCTAGCATGTCTCTTATAGTTGTGTTTGACCACGTGATGTGACCTAGCGCTGTGAGATATGCACACTCGACATAGCCACTATCATTCACATACCAATTGATCAGGTCACTAGTCTGAGCATCTTGGTCTAATTTATCTAATGAGTCTAAACCAAAGACATCAGCATCATTGATGGTGGCTCGGTCTCGAGTATAAACTGAGAGGTCTTGAATCTTAATGCTCTGCTGAGGGAACACAAAAGAGCCAGCGCCACCCACTTGATCAAGTCGATATGATACACCTGATAGGCTAGTTGCTCCCCTTGTCCAATCATTCTGACAAGTGACTGAGTATGTAGAGCCGTTAAGAGTCGCTGATACTGTGCCACTGCCTAGGCCCAAAGGATCTGATGACCCGGTTGAGGTCACTGTAAAATTAGTGTTTGAACTAAACACAAACTTATCAGAGCTATTGAGCGATAAAGCCCATGATGCTCCAAAGAGTTTAACAGTGGTGAGTCTGCCTGTGCCGGTCATGTCAGCGTCTAATGATCGACCATTTAAGAAGAAGACAATATCCTCATAGACACCTTGACCAGTGGTGAACGTAGGCAGTGATACAGCTGAGCCACCACCTCTGGTAAATAGCTGAGTCGCGCTCAAGTCACGTAGGTCATACGCTGTGAGGAGCCCAAACTGTGGAGCAGGGTTATTTAGTGGCATTATGATCTCCCTAGGTTAAGGCGTCTAGCGCCTCTGTTACGCTGATTCATTACACCTACGAGTCTATCAACCATAGCTCTCTCTGCAGCCTGTTTAGTGTCATAGATCACAGCGCCACCAAAGTTAATATTGAAGACGGTGCTTGTCTCCTGAGCGCTCTCTCTCTCTGGCGTTGGTGCTATCTGTGGAGCTCCACTTGGTGATGCGCTACCTCCACCACCACCGCCTCCACCGGCTAGCGCACTACCTGCCACACCAGCTGCGACCGCTCCAGCTGCAAAGCCAGTAGCTGCCTTTAAGTTATTTGCTGCACCTACGAGGTCACCCATAGCCAAAGCTGAAAACATCTTGGCAGTAGAGATCAAAGACTCAACAGCAGCTTGCTTGCCTAGGCCAAAGATGATCTGAGCTATTGACTCTTTGAATGATTCACCCATAGCTAAAGCACCAAAACTAGCTTCAGCGAAAGCACCACCAAAAGCATCAGCGATCTCACCAGCTTGATCAATGTAGGCTTGTTCTCTCTGTGTCCTCTCATCGATCTGCTTTAAGATCTCAGCTTGTCGCTTGTCTCTCTCTGCTTGTCGCTTTGCCTCTTCAGATTTTAAGAGTTCAGTCTTTGCCATCTCAAAGCGCATCTCAGCCATCAAGAGCTGATTCTGATTTTCTCTAGCTCGATCACGCTCAAGCTCATATTGTGCATCTAATACTTGAAGCTTTGTAAATCCTAGTTGCTTCATTTTTTGAATCTCTAGCGCTCGAATAGCAAAGAGCTCATTTTGAGTCTGACGCTCGAGCATTAAGCGCTGAGCCTCTGCTGCTTTCTCAGCTGCCAGTCTTGCACTTCTTATGGATTTAGCTCTATCAGACCTAGCCTTCTCAGCCTTTTCTCTCTCTGCTTTAGCTTTGGCCTCTAAGTCAGAGAATCTTTTATCAATGACATCAGCATTTAAAGTATCAGCGTCAATAGCCTTAATAGATTGCTGTACCTCATCATGCAACTCTATGAGTAGCGTCTTATCTCGTTTGTTGAGCTCGGCTAACTTTTGCGACTCTTTAAGCCTGCTTTGAAGTCTAAGATGCTGGCCTTCAAGTTCTAACTTGTATTTCTCGCGCTCAAGATCAGAGACTGCAGCCACCTCAGCCTCTCTAAGCTCCAAACTTTTGAGTAAGACTAGATTCTCTGTAACACGTCTAGCTATCTCAACCGGTGCTTGTGACTCTAAATCAAGAAACTTTGATTCGGTTCTAAATAACCTTTCTTGAGTCTCAGCTTGAGCGATGTTTTGCTCTCTTATAAGCTGCTTAGTTATTAGTCGTTGTCTATCTAAGTCATCAAGTAGCTCTGTTTGTGTCTTATAATACTGTAGCCCAGTAAGAAGGTTATCGAAAGACTTCTTCCATCCCTCCTCTCTTCGCCTTTCGTATTTTTCTGCTCGCTCTGCTTGAATCTGCTGTTCTTTAGCTATTGATCTACCTACGGCTTTAGTCCGTTTTTCAAGATTTTCCTTAGATAGCTGTGCCTCCAAATTGAGCCTAGTAAAATCTCTAAGTTCTCTATTCGTAGGCTTAACACCCTTTTCAGCTAACATCTCAAGCTTAGATTGCAAGTCTGCTGAACTTGTGGCCAGTGCATCTTCAGCTTCACCCGCTGCATGTGCAGCTCCTGAGATGTTTAAAAAAGTCTCATATAAAGCAAAGCCCACAGCGACAAGACCACCAATTGCAGGTATCAAAGACACTATAGATGCTTTGCCTCCTTTGCTCATTGAATCAAGGGTATGAGTGAGATCTTTAAAAGCTCCTCCAGCTTCCTCTATATTTCCAACTAAAGAGCCAAGGCCTTCACCCATGTGTGTGTTTGATTTATCAAATCTATCAGCCATTGATGCTGCAGTCTCACCAATGCCCTTAAGCCCTTTCTTAGCCTCCTCAGCTCCATCAAGTCTAACCTCGATTGCAACGGTTCTACCCATGTTTACTCTCCTCTATTGCTCTCTGCTGTGCTCGGCTCTGAGCTGACTCAGTATGATAGTGTAAAGTGTCCACAGCCTCAACTAGAGCACATGATGGCGTTGGGTGTGATACTGAGATGGGGTATAGACCCGACCTGTGACGATGATAAGCAGAGATGATGCTTGCTAGTCTATTAGCGCCGGCCACAGGACAAGATCTGATTTTAAGATCACTGTACTCAGCGCCACTATCTGGTGCTACTCGATAACCAGGGACATAGAGCCCATGCTCATCACGTTGCACCATAGGCAGATTCTCTTTAAATGCACCACCACAGCTACCACGTTTCTCACGTAGTCCCTTGCTTGACCTGCATTGATCACATGACCATGAGCGTCCTCTGTTATAGCTTAGCCACACAGAAGACGCGCTCATTATTTTCCCTGTTCACCTAACAGACTGATCCTCTGTATGTGGAGGACAAGTTCACTTATGGTCTGTACTCGATGACTCTCTGGTCTAATCATCTGGAGCTGTTCAAGCGTTGCATCTACATCATCAATACTAACGAGTGAAGCTCTGATCATCTCATTATAGACATTGTTCAAATACTGTTGATATTGGCTCATAGCTTCACGCTCATCATCACTTAGCTTGTGATGCCACTGAGCTTTCTCACGTAGATCATCAGGAGCCTCAGACCAGAGCAGACGGCCTAACTCAGATCGAGTCATAGCACCGGCTCTAATCTCAGCCTGTTCACGCTCAGCAGGTGAGAGCGCTTTGAGTGTAAACGTTGTAGCACCATCACCTAATTTTAAATGAAGCATGTCACCAGTGTCTAAATACTTAGAGCGCTCTTCATCAGTACACTCGACCGATGGATCACAAGTGACAACGACTTCAAGAGTCTGCTCTGATGACGTGAGAAAAGATAAGCCCATCTTAGATGCCTAGTCCTAGTCTGAATGGTGAGTTAGTGGCGTTACTTCCACTCACATCACCGCTGAATCGAGATTGATTATAGGTGAGCTGTTGTCTGACAATGTCATTACCAGAGACATCATAAGCGCTAGGATCAACAGCAAGCTGAGCAGCTGGCAACATGATTGCACAGCCAAGGCCATCACCTATCGGACCAGTACCAATGACGACCTGTCTCAAAGTACGATTGAAGAAGTCGTCATTGATCAAAGTTAGTGGGGTAGAGAGAGTCATGGTGAGCTCCACAACTACATCACTGATCTCCATGTCACTCATTGCTAGAATGCTGTTACTATGTCCCATAGGTGTGAGCGTGTTGGTGACTGTTAAACTGAAGTCTTCACAATCAGCAGTCGTCCGAGCAAGCATATCACCAGTGGTCACAGCAGTGAGTGAGGTTGGTGCTGTGCTCGATAATACCGCGTATGCACCTCTAAAGAATGGAGGTGAGCCACTGTTATATGTGGGCTCAATAGGTCCACTAGCGTTGCCATGATCATCCTCGATGTGAGCTGATTGATAAGTGAACTCACCCATTAATCGACCATTGTCTAAGGTGATGCTTAGAGACTCGAGCACACAACCAAAACAGAAAGTTCTAAAGCCAACGCCATCAACACGAAAGCTCAAGCTGTTCTCTCTAGTGCCTGTGGCGTTTTGTCCTGGTACATACCAAGTTTGAAGATGACGAATCACCTTTGAACCGGTGAACCCTGCACTAAATGCAGGTGAGAAGTTAACATCACCGCTATTAGTATCATCAGTGATTGCTGAGTATTCAGCTCTACCACTCAACTCAGCGCCAATGATTGTCCCTACATCATCGTTGTTAGGTCCTGATGATGGAGTGTATGAGTTAACATTAACTGCTGTAACATTATCAGTTGATACGCTTGGAATACGTGTTTTAAAACCAGCGCCTAAAAGTAAGCCTAGGTAGTTAGCTGAGTAATCTGCTGAAGCTGTCCCAATGGTCGTGAGGTCTACGCGACACACGACTTGGCCTGTCCTATGACGAACTCTTGAGCCTCCGCTGAAGACTGTGTCTGGCTCAGGAGGGATTAAGAAGTTACCATCACGCGCATCATTGCGCTCACTGAAGACCGGCTCACCAAAGATGATAATAGGGTCACGCTCACAAGGGATAGACGTATAAGATCCACTCTTATCAGGTAAGCCTGTTGATGGTGTTAGAGAACCAAAAGAGCCCTCTGATAATACGCCTAATGTTCTGTGTGTTACTGTCATTATGCCTCCAAGTAGAGAAGAGTAAATGGTACTGACAACATAAAACTCTGCTCATCAGTATCGATGGGACCATAGATGGGTGGATCCGGTATCACTGATAATATACCAGTCGTAGCCAGAGAATAGTTGGGTCCTTTTAGTTTTAGCAGGATATACTCGGCATCCTCAGCAGCTAGGCGCTGAAGGTAGAGAGTATCAGACTGAGGCACATCATAGCGCACGTCACATGATACCTGTACACGTCTACGACCTGACAAACCTGCAGCGCCATCATCCTCTGGAAAGGCCTCAAGAGATAGTTGGAAGTATCTGGTACTATTAAAGCGCTGATCAAGTGGGCTGACAGCGCCGTTGGCTCTATTGTGACACACAAAACCATGATGAATGTCTGACTTTGGTGTGATGCTCATGATCTGATCTTCGAGAAAAGTCAGCGCTGAGTAGATACCTTGACTCATGGCATTAACTTTTTTCTTATCTCAATATCTATTGATCTAACCAACACATCAACATCAGACAGAGATAATCCTAAAAATTCCCGTTTTTCATTAACAGCATATCCATACATACCATGAGGATTTAAGCCTATCAAAAAGTAAGCATGTGTTGCCTCTTGAACTTCAAGACTATTCATCATGTTGCCACTGAGCACCAGGTCAACTTCAGCGCTATCTGATGAACTACCACGTTTTCTAGATTCATGTTTATATTGTTTATATCCACCGCTATAAAAAACACCGCCTTTTGTCTTCACTCCACCTTTTGGCTTAAGCCTAGCTCCTTTATTAGCAACATAGAGAGGCTTTGTAGAGTAAGGCTTAAATGGCATATTGTGAGCATCAAGACCCTTGGCTGTTCTCATTTTAATAGCTGCCAGTGTATTCATAGCTAAGCGCATTGTGTCGCGCCTAGTCCATAAAGATCTAGGAAGATTTAAATTTAATAATGTAGCCATGATTAGTGCCTCATCCCTCTAGCAATTTTAAAGAATGAATCATTCTCACTTTTGGTGTAGTTCTTATATGACGCCCTAAAGTCTGTGGAGCTCCCTCCCTCTCTTCTTAGATTCTCCTCACCTGCATCTACAACGCCATCGCCATCTAGGTCGAGAGTGACAGACCTTAAAGCTAGGTCTAGCATCTCATGATATCGAGCTCTCATCTTCTCAGCGCCGTCAAACTGCATGTTCATCTCATAGATGTGAGCAGCTGCACAGTAGACATGGGCTCGCTTAAATGACTGCTGATTGAAGACCTCATCTTCTGTTATGCCATCAGGAACTACATGATCTCTGATTGCTAGTATCATCTCATCTAGTGAAGCTCTGATCTGAGGGGCAAAGTCACTCTGACGACGTGGAACCATATCAGCTAGATTAGCCATCGAGCCCACTAGCTCATCATGATCTAAACCAGTGTCAAAGGGTCGAGGGGTGACTTTAAGCAGTCCTGTCTCAACTCTTTTAGCGCCTACGATATCATCATAAGCTATAGTGTATGGATAGACTCCTGATGTACCTGTGTTAGCAGATCCTATATCAACATAGCTCATAGCAAAGTTTAGAGTTGCTGATGTGCTGAGATCAATCTCTCTTGGTAGAGGCTCGGCTAATATAGCAGTCCCTGTTACGAGTCTAACTACTTTCACAGCATAGTATGTATCAGCTGAGGTCTTAAGATATGCTCTGACTTCATCACGCTCGAGCGCTGATCCTATCGCTCCACTAGTTGTGAGTGTCCTTCGATCATTGGCTACTGCTGTGATAGTTACATCAGCTCTGCTCTGTGCAAAGATGCCATTGAAGTCACCACCGGTAAACTTGACTGTAAGCGTTGGATTGTTTGTATATGGTCTTGGTGGGTCCCAGACAAAATGACAATTCTGATTAGTTATTGTCTTCTTCATTTCTTACCACCTTTATTCGCGTTGCTGATGTCTTTACTAGTTGCTAGATCGAGATCAGCAGCTTGCACAAATGACTCTGTGACCGGTGACCATGAGTGTCTGCAATTATAGCCTCCACAGCTAGTCTTCACAGCTAGGCCTTGACCGTTGCGTAGCTTGCTCATCTGCTTGTCATCGACCACTTTATTTATCAGCGCCTTGCAAAATGGTCTGGTGAGACCATCACGCGGGCCGGTGTAGAGATAGTTAGTAAGCCCAACCTCATCAGCGATTCTAGCTGTGACTGTTCGCCCATACTGACTTATACGTGTCTTAACCTCAGTGAGCTGTCTACCCTCTGAGCTTTCTAGTCTCTGATTAAGATCACTCTTAACGATAGAGAGAGGGACTTCAGTTGATAGAGCTAACAGTGCATCACGTGTAGCTCGCTTGAAGTCTGGGATGATCACGTCCTCAAATACTGCGCTAGCGCTTTGAGCTTGGATCAGGTCAAGTTGAGGAAGCATCTGAGGATTGTATTCTAGTCCTAGAACCTCAAATGATTTCTCAACACTTGCTCTGATTTTATCAGACGATTCAATAAAGTCATCGATGGCTAGACCTAAGCCACCTCTTAGAATCAAGTCTAAGAGTTGTTCATCATCGAAGCTTAATAAAAGCTCAGGCTCAGTCGATACTGACGCCATCTCGATAATGCTAACTAGGTCTTTTCGAGCTTTCGCGAGAGATGTTTTAAATGCTCGCTCAGCTTGAACCTCTGCCTTTAATTGATCTCGTCTTGATCGGACTAGTTGAGCCACAGGACCACGCTGACCCTTAACCTGACGGGTAAGATCTGCAATAGCCTCTTCATCTGCATCAATCTCAGAGAGTTGATGGTGGCTCAACATATCCATTCTTAGATACAGCCTGTTAGGACATAACCAAGAGTAGCATCAATGAGCTTCATCTGATGAACCTCCTCTGCATAGACATAACGGCGTGTTGAGTCGAGACTGTCATACTGACCAGCCTGCATGCCACCAAACTCTAAGTTAACTGCAGCCGTAGGCATACCCTTGACGTTGCCAGACTTTTGCACGATGGCGTCTGATCCTCGGAGGATACCCATGAAGATCTTGGCATCATCCCAGATTGCAGACTCAACAGCAGCTGCACCAGGTACAGCTGTGTCACGTAGTGCTTGACCTACATAGACGTTAGGAATACCGAGAATGTCACGAAGTACAGACTTGACAGCTTCATCAGAGAGGATCTGATTAGCACCACCAGCTACACCAACAGTAGCTCCACCACCTACTTGAACATATCCACGCACTTCAGGATTACGAGCTAAAGCGCGGAAAGTCTTACGACCTAGGATGATGCTGTCTGGGTTAATGCCATGAGCATTAGCAAAGACTTTATCCTTGATGGTATCGAGGAACGTTAGAGGCTCAGCGCCTACGGCGTCAAACTTAGTGCCTACAATTTCAGTCTGTGCAGCGAAATTGCCAGCACTATCAAAGAGTACATCAGCAGCACGAACCTCTTTAGCGAGCTTCATCACTCGGCTTACTTTACGAGCAAGACGCGCCTCTTCACTGCCGGGATACTGACTATCGAAGATATCTTCCATAGCGATACTATCAGACGCTGCATAGATCTTAGCTTTGAACGTCTGTGAGGTACGATCGAAACCGCCGATGGTTGCACGTGATGCACCTGGTGCACGCTCGAGATCAAGACCTGCGCCGGCTCCCATGAAGTTGCGTGACTCTTCGAGAAGAATAGTCCCTGATCGCTCAGGCACTTTGATTGTCTCAAAGATGTCATTGGCAATAAGCTGACTGTCACTAGGTACTGCCTCTACTACGAGGCTAGTTAGGATCTGATCTACTGGGTGTAGATTACTATATGAACTCGCCATGATTTACTCCTTAGGGCTCTACGATGACCGGACCAAGGAACATGACTTGAATCTGATCACCTGCTACGGCTGACTTTTGATTGATATTTGGGATCATGCGACACACTGCGAAGTCACCAGATGCTACAGGCTCAACACGACCAGTGGCCGCCGTTACGCACTTAAGACGGGGTTCAGTGTTGGCAGTGATAGCACCGCCAGCAATGGCGCGACTAAGACCAAAAGTGACAACGTCAACAGGTTCACCTGCTGATGCTCCACGCTGTGCGATGCCTACGCAAGTCTTGTCTGTTCCTATGGCTGTCACTTGGACTTTGCCATTGGCGTCAAGAGACACAAGCGCAAATTCAGTGATAGCAGCGCCGGCAATGAATGATTGAATAATCTGATTTGAATCAGCCATGATCAGCCTCCAAAAGCTTTCATATAATAGTCAGGATTGTCAGCGCGGAACTCAGCCAACGCCTCAGAATAAGTGATGCTCTTCTCTGTTGAGAGCTTGCGTACTGCCAAGTCAAGCGACTGCTTAGTGACCTCAGCGCCACTAGCACCATGGCCGATTTCAGCCAACGGTACTGATGAGCCAGACTCACGAGAGCTAAACATCTGCCAGAACTCAGGCTGAATCTCTCGGAGCTCCCAAGCCTTCTCAGCAGTAGCTTTCTCACTTGGTGAGACCTTGCCCTCACTAAGAAGCATGTCGACTGCTCGACCACACTCTACAGCATCACGCTCTGAGCGTAATTTCTTGATCTCTGCATCCTGAGCGCTGACCTTTTCATTCAGCGCTTGGATCTCAGAGAGCATCATGGGTGATAGATCTTCGCTCATCTTGTAGTCCTTCTTTTCTGCCTTCTCTTCATGATCAGGAGTGTGAGCCAACTTCTCAGCCTTCTCATCATCCTTCTCTTCTTTTAGAGATTCATCTTTGTCGTCTTTTGACTCTGTTTTGAGTGAAGCTTCAGCGTCTTGCTTCATCGCTTTAATTTGGTCTTCGAGCTCTTTGACCATCTCATCCTTAGCGATGAGCATCTGCTTGAGCTCTTCAGGTGACATGCTATCAATGCTGTCCATCTGAATCTCCTCTGTTAGTGTTACTCGATCTATCTGGTCATGTGACTGTGCAGGTCGAGGGGTAAGAGTAATAGCTAGGAGCTGAGCGTCTCCGACTTTGGAGCCTCCTAGTCTATCGAATACTTCACCGGCTAAGAACTCAGGTGATGACCAGAGCACACCGCCGGCTTTAGTAACTACATCAAGACCACGCTCATTATATGCAGGTGTTGCATAGAGCCCATCGTCTCTAAGGTCGAGATCAATGATGAGGCCTAGCGCGTTGCCTGATTCGGGTGGCGCTGGTGATCCTGATTGGAAAGGTGAGGTTGCATGTTGCCAGTCTATAATGACAGGGTCATTCTCTTTACGAGCATTGAACACTCTGACCATCTCAGTAAGCATCTCATGATCGATCTCTTTACCGATGGCGTCACCGCTCATACGAGAAGACACTTGACCTAAGCCCAAAGTCTTAAACGGCTTACCAATGGTGAGCCCTTCAGGTATGTCATAGCGTGGGGCCTCGGAGAGTTGCAAAGCCTCACCATAGGCTCTAAGAGATTGAGTCTTCTTATCTGCTGCATCCATCTGTTTTACGATCTTTCTAGCCCATGAGAATCCGGCATCACCACCCCATCCATGCCAAGCTTGCCAGCCTTTACCCTGATCACTCCAGGTTGATCCCTGCTTGTCAACTTCATGGCGTGTGAAGTAAGCTAACATACGCTTGACGGTATCGGGTGAGAGCGTCTTGTGACTCTGGCTTACTTGCTCTGACTTCAAGCGCTCGAGCAGCTGCATCACTTGCTCCCTTGGATGGCGTGAAGTCTATGTGGTCATACTTCTTAGGACTGAGCTGTTCTGACTTCTTCTCTGACTTCTCTCTCTTCTGAGGGTGACCTGTGGGTAGTAAGTCGAGGTCACCTGTATAGGCCTTCTTACGTTGACCTGTGGCGACAAGCTTTAAGAATGTTCTCACACGTGCAAGCGCCCATTGTGTCCTAGTCATACCCGGTCGATGACTTACACTGAATGCACCTGCACCACGTCTAAAGACAGCCTTAAGACTGCCAAGGTCAACACGTCTACTCTTCTTAGTGAATCGAGCATTATGTTTATCTCTCATACCCTCGAGAGCTTTCACTGCCTTCTCTGAGATCTCGATGCCACCACGTGAGCCACTAGCTGAGCCTTTTGGATTGCTCTTGCTACCCTTGACTCGATCTGATTTAGGCGCTGGTGTCTGAGCTTTGGTGCGTTTCTTAATGCTCTTAACCATTCTCGCGTCTCCTTCTGATCAGTTGCTCAGTGAGTGCTGACACAGCACCACCACCACCGATACTAGACACTCGAGAGATAGCTGAGCGCTGTGCATCCTCAGGTAGGTCACCAGCTCCTAACCTTTCTCTGATTGCTCTCTCGAGATCATCATCAGGAGTAAGCAGACCAGATTGAACAAGACCAGGTAACATCCCTAGTGAGTCAGCCAAGTCATCAGTGTCTAGTCCTGTGTGGGTGAGCTTTGGCAGTTTGCTAGGATAGCCATAATTCCAACGTATCAGCCGGCCTATGGTCCCACCTCCCCGCCTATCAACACCACTAGCCTGAGATGCTACGAGATCACAAAGATTAATAGCAGCACGTCTAAAGATTGATAGGTGGATCTCACCAACACTACGAGCGCCGGTCTCAGTGTTTCCAAGGTCAGCAAACTGAGCGAGGAAAGCACTAGCAATCTGTGAATCACATTTAGTGATAATGTTGATAGGTCCATCAGCGTATAGGTTAGGTGTAGCTGCATAGGTGTCAAACTTGACTGCAGCGTTCTCAACTAGATAGCTTTGCTCAGCGCTGATAAATGCCTGTGCTTGTGCTTCAGCGTCATTGATCATCGAGTCAATGTCACCATCACTGAGGCCTAAAGACTCAGCTTGTGAACGGTCGACTACCACCTTAGGTGATGGCACTGCCCAACGGTCTAGCCCTACACACATAAGGTTAGCGACACGTTGCTTAGTACGCCACCACCACCACACAGGCCTCAGCATACCGACGCCCTCAAAGTTTGAACCTGTTTTATTGAGGGTGAGTAAGAGGAGCTTATTAGCTGGTATAGGGCTAGGCTGTTTACCTATGCCCACTGTGTTTTGAAGTACACCATCTAGTCTTTGATTATCACGTGACAACCATTGTGAATGAGCTGATGGTTCACGATCTGCATAGTGTGACAGCCACACTCTGATTCTACCATCTGAGTCAGGCCCGACCTTGTAGATCTCCTCGGCGTAACGATATCCCAAGGGTATAAACTCTAGGAGGTAAGCAAGTTGCTCTTCCCATGAGATAGACATCTGGCCTGAGAATCCATCTAGGCCCCAACACTCATTGGCATATCTAGCGAGCTCATCAGCTACCTCATCATTCTCAACGCCAGGCTCCCAACGCCAGGAGGCAGAGAGGAGAGTCTGTCTTAGCATGTGCCAAGATCGTCTGACTATGGGATCAGTCCTCATCATCTCTTCAGCTTCAGTGACCCAATTGAGGCCAGTGAGCTGAGGGTTGTTCTCTTTACCAGTGATGTTACCACCGGAGAGTTCAGTACCTGAAATCCCTTTCACCCCTAAACGTGGGTGCAGTGCTTTAAGGTGTTTGGGTGGCCTCTGTTCGTCTATCATATGGACCCCTATGACGTGAGTGTGTCACGCTTGCATAGGCGAGAATACAGATTTTAGTCACCTCTGTCCACAGAATCAATTTCAGGCAACCACTCCTCAACCGTAGGGGGTAGTATTACCTTGTCAGGATCTTTTGTCTTAATCGGTCTTTCACCTGAAAAGATGGACAGCTTCTCTATGACTGCGGTCTGTAGTTCTGATATCTGCTCTCTGCTAAGTTGCATCTGAATCTGTGCATCTCTCAACCGGCCTATCAATGCTTCTCTGTCAGCGTTGGCTGATGCGAGCTTGTCCTTGAGGTCTTCAACTTCAGACGGATCTCGACCTGAGGCTATAGCCATCATCGATGAGATCGAGCCAGTGATCATCCCGAGTATACCCACTAAGACATCTCTGTTCTTTTCGACTATCTCTACATAAGTTAAGAATAGGATGAGCCCAACGACCAAGAGCATAAAAAATACACTAAACCACCAACCACGTTTAGTTTTCTCTTGGGCGCTAAGCTCTTTCTCAGTCTTACGCTGTTTAATATCCTGGGCCATAGAACATCCTCACTATAAAGTTGCCGGTGACCTGTAACCACTTCACATATCCCTGAGCGCTGAGCCAAGGCCACAACTCACAGATGATGTAGATGAGATTGATTAGAGCCCATCGAGGTAATACCCACATGATCCACTCTAAGACTTTACGGTCACGCGCTCTACTCTTGACCTTCTTAGGACCACCTAGACGTTTTGCTTTATCAGTACCCTTAGGAGGTTGAAGCGCTCTAATATCACTGCCTACTGCATAGAGAGTCTGTGCAGCTCCTACACCTTTGAACTTATAAAGGCCTATCATCACATATCGAGTACCCTTTGGTGTGAATGCATTGGTAGCGCCCTTGACAGACTCTAGCGCTTCAGATGTCAGGAGCACTTGACCAGCCCCACATAAACTCATCGTCCTAGCTGCTATGTTCTTACTGATACCTTCAAGCTCAACTCGCTTAGCTCCCACTGCTGTCCACGTATCATCTTGGATAACCTCGATGACTGTACCCCAATGAATCCCTATTCGTGTATTGAGGTGAGTCTTAGCAGGGATAGTCTGTTGATAGATCAGTGCAAAGTTAACGGCGTCGATGGGTTTATCAAAGCTGAGCATGAAGCCATCAGATCTATCTATCTCTCTACCGTCGAACTTATACAGCAAAGACCTTGCAAGCCGGTCATGATACTGAAGCCAGATGGCTGCATCTTTAGCGCCTACTCTCTCGACAAAAGCAGTAGAGCCGATGAGGTCAAGTAGTACAATTGCTAGTTGTCTCTCTTTGAGGTCGACCATCTCACCACCTCCACATTATGCTTAATAAGATAATCGATGCCAGGCTGATCACCATCGTCTGGTGAGTATACTGCTTTTATACCTGCATGGTGTATTAACTTAGCACAGTTAAGACAAGGTGAACGTGTGACAGCTAGATGAGCATTTAGGGTAGATGCTCCAAGTCTTGAAGCGTTGACTATGGCATTAGCTTCAGCATGATGACAGCCAACCTCGACACGCTGACCACTGATGATGTTGAGGTCAATACGTGAGCAAGCATGATCTGAGTGACATAACTTAGACCCTCCTCGAGGAGGTCCATTATAACCATCTGAGATCACAGCCCATGACTCAGGATCATATATGACTGCACCGACTTGACCACGTGGACAAGGTGAGCATGAGGCTAAGAGCTTAGCTTGATCAATTCTCAGCTTGATGTGTTTTAACATGATCACCTAGCAGAGCTGAGAGACTAATAGGCCACAGCTTACCCAGCTGAATCATGATGGCCTCTGCTACTTCTCTAGTCTCTGGCTGTGAGTGTGAGTCTAGTCTGAGCTTCAGGAACCTTGACCAGTTCAAGAGATTACCTGTCATCCAAAAGGTAGTATTCAAGGACTGAGGTAGAACGGCGCGTGCTTGCTCTCTAGCAACTCCTGACTCGATAAGCTCATTATACATCTCTAAGCTCAACTCCTGATGACGCTCGATGAGCTCTACAAACTCATCAGACCGGTTGACGATTTCAGAGGTCGAGCATTGTAGATTACTTTTAGCCTGTGCTCTCAACTCATCAGGTAGATGAAAGTCAAGCGCCTCTGATGTATAGCGCCGGCTTACCTCATTATATGAGAATGTCCTATGTCTCATGATCTGCCTAGCTACATAGATGGGACAGTCAATGACAAAGGTGGCTGTGTTGTGCTCAAAGGGTGATGTGTGCTGATGCTTAGCTAGATACTTAATCAACCTGAGATTACGATCATTCATCAATCCATTCTCGTAGTCAGCAAAACTAACACGCGCTGCTAAAGCTGGTGTGTGATCCTCTCCCATCGATGAGAGCATGTAGGCATAACCTTGACCGCCATAGATATTCAAAACCTTCCCCCTTTACCGCCTACTTTCACCTTTCGGCTTATTGGCGTCCTAGCTGTATATGACCTCTGATCAACCAACGTATCAGACCAATTCCATGTTATGGCGTCATAGCGCAGTGCGTCAAGTGGGTCCTCACGCCCATCCTTCTTAGGTTGCTCTTTATTGTCCCACCCATAAGAGTAGATAGCTTTACGCAGACTGTTACCTGTGGCGCGCTCACCCTGATCCCATACCTCACGTGTCACTAGATACTGACCTCTAGCAAAGCACCTCTTAAGACGCTGAATACCATTAAGCACATCAGTCCTGATGGGGTCTGTGTTTGATCTCAGAGGCATACCTATCCCCAAAGGTGGTGATGCTCTCATAGCCTTAAACGCTGACCTACCCGTCTGATCATTCCTAGCTCTACCTGCTTTGTCAGCCACTCCATAGTCTAGCCAGATTCGCTCCCCTGGTGCTTCACTCTTCAGTGACCTAGGCCATGCTGTCATGAGTATAAGTCTGGCTAACTCATCGACAGTGACCTCAGCAGGGTTAAGCTCACCACATACCACATCAGCGCCTAGCTCATCATCATGGGCAATAATCAGCACTGATGGCTTCCTGAATCCCCAGTCGATGGCGATACGTCCTGACATGGTGGGCTTGTACTCCCACCCATCGATCACATGAACCTCCTCATTAAACTCTGAGTAGATTAGACCTGTTGGTGGTCGAGGCTTATTGAGGACCATAGCGTCACGCTCAGCTTTGGGTAAAAGTTTAGTTGCCTCAAACCACTCAGCGCTAAGATTGTCTTCGTTGACATAAGACGTGTACAGCATAGGCTGACACCCTGCTGTCTCTGCCATCTCTACCCACCATGCACCGCTAACAGGTAGACCCACTAAGATCATGATGGGTGATGGGCCTGCTCTTAATCGACCTAAAGCTTTGTGCGCCACCTCTGATGATAGCGTCTGGCACTCATCGATAAGACAGACACCACTAGTCACATTTAGACCCTCAAGGGGATTATGGGTGGCGTCACGTGTCCCTGGTCTATAGTAAGACCTACACCACACCGTTGAGCCCGTCTGCGGATCTGCCCATTGACGCAAGGTATGGTTGTAAGTCCAACCAAGTGGTGAAAGCCACTTCTCCATCTCAGGAAGGAGGACACTGTTGTAACGTGGATTAGTATCTGTGACAAGCAAGGAGCTGCGACCTGCTCTCCACTTGCTGATGAAGAGCAGGCTAAACACCAGCGCTGATGTCTTGCCAGATCCCCAACCACATCGAGCCGAGATAATGCGCTCCTCTCCTCTTATCGCTCCAATGATATCCTGTTGGAGGGGGTTGAGGCTAAGAGACAAAAGCTAGGCCCTCTGATGTGGCCTCATAATCTAGCGTTCTCTGTAGTCCATTCACATCAACCTGAGTTACGCTTATGGTTGTGCCTAGATTCACATCGAGAGAGTCATAGTAGATGATGAGCCAATCTGTCGACCGGTCCTCCTCACACACTTTATGATAGGTCCCTTCAACTCTGTAATAGGTGCGCTCTCTACTTGGCTCAACTGTCCACTGTCTCTTCAGCTTCACTCGTACTTTCATCATTTATTTCCTCGTCTGTTATACGTCTTGAATAAGCCTGATTACTCTGCTCTACCATCAGAGCAAACATCTCATCAGACTGTTTATGTGGATTATTTACATTGACCTCTAGCTCTCTCTTGGCTCCCCACCTCTGAGGGAAACGCCTTTCCAAGATCCAAGCCCATCCTCTCCAGTCTTCTTTTAACTCTGTGGTCTTCTTGATCTTATCGAGAATCACAGCCTCTGAGAATGTGATAGCTGCATCAATCTCTTTGGTCCACTCTCCATCCTCACCACTAGCCTTGATCCATCCATAGTAAGTGGTCTTACCTATTCCAGCCTGAGCACATGAGGCCTCAACAGTTAGCCCATCTCTGAGATTAGCTAAGAGTTGATCCTTCTGGCGCTTTGTCTTTTTTCGACCCTTACCCATGTCTATACTTTCGATTAGCAGAGCGCTGATATTCAAGACGTGCCTGTCTTTTCTCAGGTGTCTCATTGTCTCTAGCTTTTTGATTATAGACACGCTGTTTAGCTAGTCGAGCCTCTCTCTGCTCTGGCGTCTGGCTGTGCCTATGCTTTCTATTAGAAGCACGTTGCTTCTCTAGTCGAGACTCTCTCTGCTCTGAAGTCTCAGTCTCTCTCCGAGCTCGAGCATACTCCCTCTGTTTAGACAGTCGTGTCTCTCTCTGCTCAGGAGTCTCTTGGCTCCTGGCTATCCTCATTCTGATTGCGTCGTAACTTGTCACTTGCATCCTCTAACTCTTGATATGCTGACTGAAGTGTACGCTCTACATTATCATATAGCGCTGAGGCTTGTCTGCATAGAGGATCTGACTCACCAAGGGTAAGCATAGCTTTGAGCTGAGTTAGCACTTTAATGACATAGGCTGCGCTATCTTCTCGCGCGTGTATGGGTGTGTTCGTTTCGTCCATAATTTAACCTTCATCCTCAAAGTCATGCTTAAGGTCTTCAATATTAAAAGAGTAAGAGATACCTTTGATGAGGTCGAGGTTTAGAGAGAATCTATAAATGTCCTCACCAAATAGCTTAAAGTCGAGAGGTAGCTTGTCACAGTAATCTTT